ATAAAAATCCACTCATCTCGTAAATCTTGTGGTACTCTCTCATCTTTACCAAATGTTACTGGATTAAAGTCCTCGTTTGAACTTTGAATAAATTCTCTTATTTTTTGAGAACCCACTCTCATTCTTTCTTTTCTTACTTTTCTTTTATTTTCAATTTCTTTAGATGATTTATTAAGTTCGTCTTCTTTAACAGACTCCCACCATTGTTCTAACTTATCTCTTTTATAATCACCAAATTTTCCCTCTTTACCTTTTATTTCCAATAATCCTTTTCTATAAATATGTTCAGCTAATTCTGAATTACCATCTCTAAATTCTTCTCTTATTTTATCCTTAAACATCTGCTCAACTCCATCAAGAGTTTCCTTTGGGTCGTTTCCCTCATCTATATAAGTTTGAATCTTAAAATTAGTAGATTTGATAAATTCTCCAGTAAGTGTGTCTCTTTGAAGTTTGTCATCAACAATTTCTATATTATTTATAAAACCATCTGTTGGTGCAACTAAACTCTCACGAAAATTTGCATTGTTTTGGTCTTTTATCTTTTTTACTCTAAAAGCTGTATGTTTCTGAAGTGTGTTTTGTTCAAACTGTCTAACTGGAGTCATAAAGTGTGACTCTAAAACATCTGGTGCAAAACCCTCTAGTCCATTGGCTTTTATAAAATCTGCTTTTTTAGATGCCATCCAATCAAAAAGAGAATTACCATCAGCAGTAACTTCGTTTTTCTTTTGCTCATATTCAATTGCTAAAGACTCTCCAAACTTATAAGCTTCAGAAGCTAACAGATTTTTAGCAAACCCTCGTACCCAAAACGGAGATTCGACTTCACTCATCTTACCACTTTTAATATCAGCTAAAGCTTTCTTTCTGTCTTCTGGAGACATTAAATCATATTCTTTTTGCCCTGCTGCAAACTCTTCATCAGATGCAACTTTTGCAACTCTATCTCCATATTTTTCTAAAGCAGGATTAACCATTTTTAACGCACTAATAATTCCTGCTACTGCTTCATTTTCTGGTGGTGTTTGTTTTACTGGGCGATAATATGTATCTATTGGTGTAGCTGTAGGTTGTATGTTACCACCAAAATTTGCTAAGTTTCTTCTATTTACAATTGTTCTAGCCATATCTTATATCTCTCCTAGAAGAATCTGTATCATATATATCTGGTAAATATCCACCAGTTCTTTCCATATATTTATCATAACCTGCAAATAAATCTCCTCCTATTTGTAATCCAGTACCGATGATTGTATTTGTAAGACTAGGCATAACTCCTTGAGGTACACTTTGTATTCTTCCAATAGCTTTTTGATAAATACCCTCATTTCTATTTTGTAGGTCTTTATTTACATACTCAAAGTTTCTGTTAATTGTTTGCTCGTTATTAAGAGACATTCTTTCTATATCAGCAAGTAGTAAAACTTCTGAGAGACCTGCAACACCAGAGTCTCCTCCTGCTGCCAAGAAAGTACCCATAGTCTGAGCCTCTTTAATTTTATTTTCTCTTAGTAACTGAGATGTTCTTAACTCTTCTTGTCTTTGTCTTTCTAGAATTCCTCTGCTTTCAGTAAGCATAGCTTGTTGTGCAAGAACTTTATTTGCATTAAATTGTTGTTGCTGATACTGTGCCATTGCTTTCTTTTCTTGGTATCCTTGATACCCTTGAAAGAGTGTCATACCTATTGAAGCCACAGAACTAACTGCAGTAATACCTAAAGTAGTCGCTGCTGCTGTTCCTGCTTGTGCTCCTAATGCTACACCAATTGCTGCAAAACACATATAAATTAACTCCTTATTTTTATAAATTCATAGAATGGTTTTTTACCTACTCCGTGTTCTTTATCTAAATTAACAAAAGAAAATCCTAAGTACTTTAACCATTTTATTGCTTTAGTATTATCAGCACTAACAAAATTAGTTAGTATCATATACCTTAACATAGTAGAGTCAATCCATTGTTTACTTTGAATAAGAAACTGTCTGGCTATTTTCTTTTGATAAATTCTTTCGCTAGACAACATCCACGGAACACCAAGTTCACCGAACTTAGCTACACCGAACATTCCTATAATGTCCTTATTATCATCAATCATTGTATTCGATTCTTCAGATGAACCCATACAATAAGCTAAAGCAGGTAAAGGTTCTAATCCGTGAGATGCCATTACTTCATCTCTATCTGCTTGTCTTACATCTGGGGCTAGTCTGTTAATATCCTCAAGACAACTTGGTCTGTAGTGAGCCATTACAATCTCCTAGAACGCAGAGTATAGAAACCCTCCCACTCAGCAGACTGAAATATGCAGGGGAGAAAGCTATTACTTTCAATCTCAACTTTTACAGAGTCTGCTCTAGATAAAACTGGAAAAGAAAAAGTACCACTATCTATTGACACCTTTCCTATCACATTGTTCAAGCTACCAATATTTCTACCAGTAAATCGTCTAGTCTTTGTTGCTCGTTTATCTGGTGTTACTTTACATTCAAAGAACCCACTATCGTTATATACAATGTTCCAGTTCTTAATAGATAATCTACCAATAGTTATTGGAGCATTATCTCTTTTAATTACTTGTTCAGAGAACTCATATTTAAATGTAAAAGGTATACCTGCATAAACAACTTTATTAGCAGCTAAAGCAGTTGCTACTTGAGATTGTGTTATTTGTTGTCCATCTTGTCTAACATAAATAGTATTTGAATCTGTATAAGGTACAGTAGTTGTACCACCACTTGTTAATTTTACTCTTCTATCTAATAGAATAGGATGATTAGCATCTGTTATATCAACTGCTTCATCTTTAGATAAATTTATTTTTTCTAAACAAACATCTGTTCCTCTTTTAATTAGAATAAAAATTTCTGACAAGTTAAAATCTACATTCAATAAACTTCCATCAAACTTCCATTTTGACCAAGCTGACTGTAATTTATCTGTGGCACTCCAATAATATTTATATACATAAAGAGTGTCAGCAGAATCATCAGTAAGAAGTAATAATGCATCTTCATTGGATGATGCTTTAAGTGAAATAACTTCGCCTTGAATGTAAGATGGAATGTGAGCAGTAATATCAGCAGCATCATTAACTGTGTTTGTGTTTGATGAGTTATCAACAAAGTATTCTCGTACACCAGAGAACTTACCTCTATTAGTTGGAAAGAAAACATATTTACCTGCTCCTACTGGCTTGGCTCTTAGACTAGCCTCAAACTGTGTTGTTACATCAATAGAGACTGTATCTGGGGCTAAGAACTGTTCTGCTCTTAGAACAAACTGAGTCAAGTCAGAAAATAATAATAATTGTTCGGAAAATGGTACTGCGTGTCTAAGAATTGACACTTGGTTATTTGAGACTGCAACATCAATAGGAGCAGAATCTACAAATGTAATTACAGTATTTTGAAAGAAATTAAAGTATTCGCCAACTTCTGAAAGAATAACATTTTCATCAGATAGCATTCCTAGTCTATTTCTGTGGAAGAATAAATCATTTACTTTAAAACCAGTAAAAGATGGAAAGGGGTTTGTGTCATCATCACCTGCTTTTCTATCTTTCCAAGATGCTTGTGTAAATAAAAAAGTTCCATTAGCTTGTCTGATAAGCTGATGAGGCATTGTTGTTTTATCAAAATTAATTTCTAAGTCTGGTGCTACTCTTTCTTTCCATACTAATTGACCATTACCATCTGGGTCACTAAGTTGTACATAATAATCATCTTGTCCTTTTTCATTATCACCTACAACTTCTATAAGAAATCCCTCTTTACCTCTTGGTGGTAAATCATCAAAGTTAGCTGTCTGTCCTTTAAATGCATAAATAAAAGTATCACCTCTAGAATCAGAAGCTTCTACTTCAAATGCATTACCATCATCTCTTTTTACATAATAAACATTATCAAGTAATTCTGTAGTAAATCCAGTAGGTAAAACTCCATCAAGAGTTGTAGCTAAATCTGACATAATAGTGTTAGTCCTAACATCGCCTTGGTTAGATGCATTTGAACTATCTAAAGTTGTTTTACTAGCTGAATAAGTTGTACCTTGATATTTTACTCTTATAGTAAAATCAGTTTTGTAATCACCTTGCCTTACATAAAACATAGCTTCTTCTGGTCTTACTGGTGATTTATTTGTTGTATCTTTTGCTACTACTTTATTTTTATTAACAATAAAAGTATAATCAGCTATTGTTGTTGCAGTTAGTTCTTTTGATGGGTCAGTTAATCCACTAAGATAACTTATTGCTCCAGTTGGACTTTCTGTAACTGTTTGTTCTATTCCAGTTTTATCATATACTTTTAATACATTATCTGTTATTACTAATATATAAAATTCATTCTCATCTCTACGAATTGTATGAATAAAAGCATTTTCTATATTTGATGGAACATTAGATAAAGTTTTTATGTGTTCACTACTAGGTCGTTTTTTTAAGCCATCTACAACAGTTGAAAAACCATTTTCTTGTATTTCTGCTTGAGTTTTAAGTCGTAGAGATGGAGGCTGTTGAGATACACCATTAATAAGGTTTGGGATTGATGCAGATACTAGAGCCATGACAAGACACCCCCACCAGTTCTATCAAGAACAGAAACTACAGAATAGTTATCAAATATGGTGGTGTCTAGCACTTGGTTGTCAGAGTCTTTTAATTCTACTAATGCCATTAATTCATCTCTCTCTTGATAAATATGTAAGTCATTAGAAGAAACAACTCTGTCTTGGAAAATTCTGGCTGCTCTTATTGTTATATATCTACGAGCAGCTTCTGGTAAATCTTCAAAATCTAATAATACTACTGCATTCATCAAAACTTGTGTAATATCATCATCCATAAAAAATGAACTAGATGCTCTATTATATAATTTTGTTCCTCTTTGTACAAGTTCTAATTTATCAGTTTTATCTTGAGCCATATCAATTCTTAAAATATTTGATGGTATTTGTATTTGTTTATTTGTATCTGGCACAAACTGTCTTTTTAAGTCAGTATTAAAAGACCAACCCATAGACTGCACTTCACGATTTACAGAGTTAAGAATAGTTTCAGCTTGTTCAGCATCAACCAAACCAGAAGTAAGTGAGTTAACTGGACTCTCTCCAATAGCTGAGAGCATTGTATTTATAGCTTCAAGTTTAGTTGTTGTTGTCAGAGCCATTATGCTTTATTCCTTTCTTTTGCATTTTTTGCTTGTTCAAGAAGTCTTCGACCTTTTGCTACTGCTGATGCTTTATCACCAGAGTGCCCCCAAGCTTCTAGTGAGAGCTTCAATCTCGTCTTCTTCCCATCTTTGTTTAGTGGTCCTGCAGAAGACCCCATCCTTACTAGGAAAGAGCCTTTGCGTTTCTTTTTTTGTGGGCTATCTGCTGCACCTCCTACTGGTGCTTTTAAGTTACCACCAGTTTTTTTGTTATAAGATGCACGACCTTTTGCGTTAAGTCCTCCCTTTGGGTTTTGCCCCTCTTTTCGTTGCCACGCAGGTGTCTTAGCCATTAGAACACCACCCATAATAATGTTGATACAAGAATGTAAGTAATCATACTCTATACTTCCTCATACCAGAATTAGTTCTTTGTTTTGGCTTATTTTTAGCAGCCATAATTTTTGTTTGTATTTGTTTTGGCAAAGTTTTTTGTTTAGCAGTTAGACCACTTTTCTTTGCTTTATCTTTTTTATGTTGTTCTTTTCCTGCTTTAGTGTAAGGATATTCTTTTCCGTCTAATTTTGGCATTATACTCTGTACCTCCTAGTTTTGTTTGAGATTGATTTTGGTTGTTTACTAAATTGCTTTCCTGCTCTTGTGTCTGCTTTTTTCTTCCGATTAGTCGCTGCCCTTTCGGATGGCGATAACGCAGCAATCGCTTTTTTAGGTAAATATCTTGATTCACCTTTTTTACCTGCATATTGCCATTTTTGTCTACCCCACTTTCGTAATTTATTGTTTGATTTTTTTGGTCCAGAATATGAACCACCTGCATCTTTATAATATTTTACTGCAAGTTGCATAGCCCTTGCTGAGTGTTTACCACCCATTTTGGCTTTTGCTCTGGCTTTAGCTGCAGCCCATTTTTTGGGGTCTCGCTTTGTGGCAGTACTCATAGTACTGCACACACATAAGCATTGATTTCAAGACCAACACTTACCTCTGTTACTTGTGGTTTATTCCAAGACATATTTTTCTCCAAGTAAGAAGAGGAGTCCTTTCGGACTCCCCTAGTTAGTATTATTAGACACTAGATAGTGCGATAGCAGCAGCAGGTCTAAGAATGTTGTGACCCATTGCATACTTAGCAACCATCAATGTACCTTGACGATTAATTTGGTACTCGCTTTCTACTCCAAGGTCCATAAGCTTAACAGTAGCTACAGCATCTTTAGTCATTACTAGTCCTTTTACTTTAGCAGCTAGGTCAACTAAGTTAACACCATCTGTAGTAGTATTAGTAATGTCATATGCAGTAGTTCTACCAGAACCTGCAGTATTAGCAAGTGGTCTATTACCTTTAGACTGACCTTTATCAGTACCAGATGTTTCAATAACATCAGCTACTACTAAGTGGTTAGACATATAAATAGGCATACCTGCAATTTGTGGAACAACTGCAGATGCTACTGAGCCAGTACCACCAAAGTCACGATTCATATAGACCAGTTTATTACCATCAGTTACATCCAATAACGCATAGTATTGGTCTGGTGGTAATACTACAAAC